GTTCTTACAGGCTATGGGTGGATTCCTAAGCCAAGCTATTCCTGCCGCACAAGCTACGCCTGAACTTACTCCAATGCTGATTGAAATGCTCAAGTTTGGTGTAACAGCGTTTAAGGCTGGTAAAGGATTAGAGGGATTAATTGACGAAACAGCGGATAAGTTCCGTCAGCAACAAGCCCAAATGGAAGGTCAACCTAAACCACCATCACCTGAAATGCAGAAGTTGCAGATGGAACAGCAGATGGATCAGGCTAAGATGCAAGCCCAAGTACAGGCTAGACAAGCTGAAATGCAGATGCAAATGCAGATGGAACAACAGAAAATGCAGATGCAGATGGACTTGGAGAAAGCCAAACAAGAGTACCAAGCCCAAGAGAACCAGCTTAAATTCCAACTAGAAGAACAGCGGAACATGATGGATCGGGATATGGAAATTAAGGTTGCTCAGATGAAGATGAATACTGAGCGTAATACTCAAGTTTTGTTAGCACACATTAACAACGGGGCTAAGATTGAGGTTGCCCGTATTGGTGCTGATGAATCAACTGGTGAACAAGCCTATCTGTCTGAAGAAGCAATGGCTCAATCTATGCAACACCCTATGCAACCTATTGCCGATGCTATTGGCCACAGTAATCAACAGATGACCCTTGCACTTAGCGATTTGGTGAATACTATTAACGAAAACCACAATAGACCTAAACAAGTGGTTCGTGGGCAAGACGGTAAGATAATCGGGGTTCAATAATGGCTATAACAGTCAAACATAGTAAGGTTTCAACAATACCTGACGATGCAGACACATCGTTAGTTCGCCCTAGTGATTGGAACGCTGACCATACGCTAGTGGGAACTGTCCCTGTAGCTAACGGTGGAACAGGTGCGGCTACGGCTAATGATGGATTTAATGCCCTTGCCCCAAGCCAAACTGGTAATAGTGGTAAATACTTGACTACTAACGGAACAGATAGTTCTTGGTCTGTAAACCCACTAGGTACAGTTACTTCCGTAGCGGCAACTGCTGGAACAGGCATTTCTGTTACTGGAAGCCCTATTACTACCAGCGGTACTTTAAATATTACCAATACCGCTCCTGACCAAACAGTTAGCATTGCAAACGGAACTGGTATATCGGCAACAGGAACATATCCTGCGTTTACAGTAGCCAACACGGGCGTTACTTCTGCCGTAGCTGGAACTGGTATTAGCGTTAGTGGTGCAACTGGTGCTGTGACAGTAACCAACACCGCACCCGACCAAACTGTTGCTTTAACTGGTGCAGGAACAACTGTAGTAACTGGTACTTACCCTAACTTTACTATTACTTCTACTGATTCCACTACTGGAACAGTTACAAGCGTAGCGGCTACCGCAGGGACAGGCATTAGCGTAACAGGTAGTCCTATAACATCAAGTGGCACATTAAACATTACTAATACTGCACCTGACCAAACTGTAGCTATTGCTAATGGAACGGGTATAAGTGTTACTGGTACATATCCCAACTTTACTATTACCAACACTAGCCCAAGTTCAGGCGGTACAGTCACTAGCGTTACAGGCACAGCACCCGTAGTATCTTCAGGCGGTAATACTCCAGCTATAAGCATGGCTCAAGCCACTACTAGCGTAAATGGTTATCTTTCAAGCACCGATTGGAATACCTTTAATGGTAAGGGTGCAGGAACAGTAACCAGCGTTGCCGCAACTGTACCTAGTTTTCTAAGTGTTGCAGGTAGCCCAATTACATCAAGTGGCACATTAGCCTTAACTTATTCAGGAACGGCCTTACCAATAGCTAATGGTGGAACTGGTCAAACAACTGCCAATACAGCATTTAACGCATTAGCCCCAAGCCAAACTAGCAATAGTGGTAAATATTTAACAACTGATGGCACAAATACTTCTTGGGCAACTGTAGCAAGTGGCAATGCTTATACTAGGACTTCATTTACAGCTACAGCCGCACAAACCACATTTACCGTAACTTACACGGCTGGATATGTTGAAGTTTATGTTAATGGTGTATTGTTAAATGATGCTGATTACACCGCTTCAAATGGCACAAGCGTAGTATTGGGAGTGGCTTGTAATTTAGGCGATATTGTAGAAACCATTGCTTTTTCAACAATTAGCGTAGCAAATACAGTTAGTTCATTTAGTGCAGGAACTACAGGGTTAACCCCAAGTACAGGAACTACAGGAAATGTAACTTTGGGCGGTACTCTTGCCGTAGCAAACGGTGGTACTGGGGTAACTACAAAAACAGGCACAGGTAATGTTGTTTTATCTACAAGTCCTTCTTTAACAACCCCTGCAATAGCAGGTGCAACTTCAGGAAGTATTACTTTAGCTGTACCTGCGGTTGCTGGTACTAATACCATTACATTTCCAGCGTCTACAGGAACAGTATTTTTAGGTTATCCAGTAAATTATTTAATGGCTGCAGGCGGTGGCGGTGGTGGCGGTTCGATTGCGGCTGGCGGTGGTGCGGCTGGCGGTGGTGCTGGTGGATTAATTTCAAATATATTAATTGCAAGTAGTGGTACTGTTTACACTATTACTGTTGGTGCAGGCGGTGCAGGCGGTATTGGTAGTGCATCTCCAACTGCCGCAACAAATTCATCTATTACAGGATTAATAGAGGCAGTAGCTGGCGGTGCTGGCGGTTACAACAACACTACTACAACATCTATAGCTGGTGCTTCAGGCGGTTCAGGTGGTGGTGGAGCTTATAGAAGTGTTGGTGGTAGTGGAACTTCAGGGCAAGGAAATGCTGGCGGTAATGGATTAAATTCTGCCACAAATTATCCTGGTGGTGGTGGTGGTGGCTCAGGTACTGCTGGAGTTACTGCACCTTCAGGCACAGTTGGTGGTGCTGGTGGGGCAGGAACATCAAATTCAATAACTGGTTCTGCTGTTATTTATGCCGCAGGTGGTGGTGGCGGTACTTATCTTGGTGGAACTGCTGGTGCTGGTGGTTCATCAGGAGTAGGCGGTGCAGGCGGGGTAGCTAACGCTACTGGTAGTGCAGGAACAGTTAATACGGGTTCAGGTGGTGGTGGTAGCGGTTGTACTGCACTTTTAGCAGGAACAGGTGGTGCAGGTGGCTCAGGAGTTGTTATTTTATCTATTCCAACTGCATACTATTCAGGGACAACAACAGGTTCACCAACCGTTACAACTTCAGGTTCAAATACTATCCTTAAATATACATCTTCAGGGACATACACAGCATGAGTTATTACGCTAAAGTTTGTAATGGAACGGTTACTCAAGTGATTTCTGCCGAAGCAGACTTTTTTACACATTTTGTAGATTCAAGTGCTGGCGAGTGGATTCAAACTTCCTACAACACAAGAAGTGGAATTCATTATGGTCAAGATGGTCAACCTGATAATGGTATAGCCTTGCGTGGTAACTATGCAGGAATAGGTTATATGTACGATAAAACAAATGATGTATTTTATCCACCACAACCATATCCTAGTTGGACTATAGAAGCTCCTACATGGACTTGGACACCCCCAACACCTTATCCTACAGATGAAAATAAATACAACTGGGATGAAACAACTAAAACTTGGGTAGCTATATGACAATTTCACGCAACCTATCTATTTTAGCTGATGGTGCAAGTTCTACTGGTGTACTAGATGTTGCTAGTGGTGGTACTGCGGTTACTACTTCTACTGGTACAGGTTCAGTTGTACTAAATACAAGTCCAACTTTAGTTACTCCAGCTTTAGGTACTCCTTCTTCTGGAACGCTAACTAATTGTACTTTCCCAACCCTCAATCAAAATACAACTGGTACAGCATCTAATGTAACAGGCACAGTCGCTATTGCTAATGGTGGAACAGGTTTAACTTCAACCCCTGCAAATGGTGCTTTAGACATAGGTAATGGAACAGGATTTACTCGCACTACATTAACTGCTGGTAGTGGAGTTTCTGTTACAAACGGAGCTGGTTCAATAACTATTGCTAGTTCTCCAGCCGCAGGAAGTATTGTAAAAGTTCTTCAAACTATTAAAACAGACACTTTTACTACAACATCAGGTTCTTTAACAGATATTACTGGAATGTCAGTAACCATTACTCCGTCATCTGCATCAAATAAAATTTTAATTCAATACTCGCTAGGGCAGGTAACTCCAAATAGTCCAGCCGTATATGGAGTTGCATTATTAAGAGGTTCTACTGTAATTGGTGCTGGTGCAACTGCTGGTAGCCGTATTTTAGTTTCTACTGGTGGAATATTTGACGGAGATAGAGGTGGTGCTAGTGCTTATAATTTTTTAGATAGCCCTGCTACAACAAGTGCAACAACTTATAAATTACAAGTTTATATCAATGGTGGAAATACAGTATGTATAAACAGGTCAGCCGCAGATGGAGATAGCACAACTTACTGTAGGTCAGCATCAACAATTACTGTGATGGAGGTTGTAGGATGATTGATTACGCACTTATTCTTTCTATTAATTATTTTGGTAAACAATGGTCATTAAATGGCGATTCTTATGATGGTCTTAATTGGTTAGATACGTCACAAAAACCAACACAAGCTGAATTAGATGCTTTATGGGAATCTACACAAACAACGGTATTCGAGAAAAAAGCACAAACTATTGCAATTAAAGAATCAGCATTAGCTAAACTAACTGCACTTGGTTTAACCCAAGCTGAAGTAAAAGCATTGGTGGGATGATGTTTCAAACAGCTTTTCAGGCTAATGCGTTTCAAAATAATGCGTTTCAGGTAGCAGGAACACCAACCCCTACCAGTACATTAACTGGTGGGGATGACGCTACTTGGACACCTGAAGAACTAAAGCGGTTACGCAAATTATCTGCAAAGATTGCAGAGCGTCAACGCAAGTTAGAGCAAACCACCAAAGATGCCAACGCATCACGCAAGCAAGCGTTCAAAGATCAGATTGATCCAACGCCTGTTGCAAAAGTTAAGCAATCTAAAGTACAATCCAAACAAGAGGTTAAAGCTGATATACCGTCAGTCGATACACAAGAATTACAGCGGTCTATAAGCTACCTTGAAGCACAACGGAATAACATCCTTGCGGCAGTAGCTTACAGAAATCAACAAACTCTTATACAAGAGCAGTTGAGATACATGGAAGCCCAACGCCAAGAGGAACTTGACGATGAGGTTTCACTATTACTGCTCCTACATTAAATCCGCACACGGAATACAAAAAAGCCTACGAACACCTACACGCTGGTCGTTTAGACGCTGGTTTTAGATTGTTTGAGTACCGATGGCATCCTAATGTAATGGCAAACCACCTTGAAGGGTACGCTAAACCCCTAAAAATGCCCGTATGGAGAGGTGAAAGCCTAATCGGTAAGTCTATTACCATCATTGCAGAGCAAGGTTTTGGCGATATTATCCAGTACGCACGGTTCTTACCCTTTTTAAAGGTAATGGGTGCTAAAAAAGTCGTTTTACTGCAAAACGGATCACTTCATTACTTGCTAGGTCAGATGGATTGCATTGATGCCTTTACAAATATGACCGAAGAAGGCGTTGCTGTTGAATCAGACTACTGGCTTGGCATAATTTCGCTACCTTATTACATTAGCCTAGCCCCTGCCTACGCTAAAGCCCTATTTCCAATATCTTTAAAGAAAATAGTAGGCTCTGAAGGGTACTTAGATGCCGTTCCAAGCAACATTCCTAAGAAAATTGGGGTGAATTGGGCTACTTCTAAAGGTATCTTGCACTATATACGCACCCTAAACCCTGAAGTAATGTATCAAGCGGTTGGTGATGACGCTTATTCCCTCAATGTAGATGAAGATAAGTTTTGGACACCCCTACCTGACGATGGTTGGAAGCAAGATTGGTCTAAAACCGCAAGCCACCTTAAAGCCCTTAAAGGCTTGGTAACAGTAGACACGGGTATAGCCCACCTAGCTGGTGCTTTGGGCGTTAGAACTATTGTAATCATGCCTAGAAAAGAGTTCAAGTGCTGGCGTTGGAAGCACGGTACTTGGTACAACTCAATCGTTACCATTGAAGAAGATGAATTAGACAAAATATCTGAAATCATAAGGAGAATGTAATGGTTTGCCCTAATTGCGGATATTCCGAAGGAAATCACATAGAAGCACAAAAGACTGACGAGGAGTTCTTTCTTGAGTGGTGGACACCCACTATTGGTGAAGAAGCCGCCAAAGCGTCATGGCTTGATAAAGTAGCTATGAAGTCTAGAGTAGCCCCTACAGTTATTTCAGATATTGAGGGTCACATAAGCATGGCAGATGGTACATGGGTATCTTCCCGATCTAAACACCGTGAAAACCTGAAACGCAACGGCTGTATTGAACTGGGTAATGATGTGCCAACCCAGCAAAAAGTGCATGAATTTTCAAGAAAAGAACAGCAAGAACGCAAGCAACAGATTGCGGATATTACTTATTCCAAACTTAACTACAGATAGGGTAAACCATGTCAGATGACCGCAGAGAAATGCTAGAAGCCGCATTAGATCAAGCCGAAGAAGGTACTTTAGAAGCACCAATTGAAAAGGAGATAGAAGTAAATGACGATCCAATCCAAACCAGTAGCCAAGAAAGCAACGAAAGTAGCCAAGAAAACAACCGTGACGAAAAGGGTCGTTTCAAAAGCAATGCCGAAGAAACCAGTAGCCAAGACAATTCCAATCAAGAATCTGAATTGGTTAATGAAGCTAGTGATGCTAATGAAGAAGAAATAAAACAGCCGACTACTTGGAAAAAAGAGTATCGCGAAGTATGGGACAAGATGGCAGATGGTAAACCGCTAGATAAAGCTGAATTTGCTAAGTTTGCTGAATACGCCAACCAGCGTGAATCTGAGTACAAAAATGGCGTATCTGTTTACAAGAAGGAAGCTGACAATGCAAGGGAACTTACCAATGCTATAGGGCCATTTATGCCTGAACTCCAAAAGCATGGTATTTCACCGTCTGCTTGGATCAATAATCTAGGTAGAGCACACTATACTTTGGCTAATGGCAATCCTGAACAAAAAGTGCATATGCTACATAGACTTGCACAAGATTATGGAATACAATTAAACCAAGATGCACTTCAGATGCCTGAACAGGCGTATGTTGACCCGTATCAGCAACAGTTAATGCAACAGCTACAGGCAACACAACAGCAGGTGCAACAACTGTCAGCGATTCGGGAGCAAGAAGAAAATGCTCGATTGAGTAATGAAATCAATCGGGTAAGTAGCAACAAGGTGGCTTTTCCGCACTTTGAAATGGTACGGGAAGATATGGCTCAATTACTTGAGCGAGGTTTAGCCCAAGACCTAGAAACGGCTTATGCCAAAGCGGTGCGTATGAATGACGAAGCGTTCAAGTTGGAGCAGGATAAACTCCTGAGATCAACAGGTTCACAAGCGTCTAAGGCACAGCAAGTAGCAAAAGCTAAAGCAACTGCTGTTAGTCCACGATCCGTTACTCCTAGCGGTCAAGTGTCTAAGGGAGATGCAAAGGATAGACGATCCTTGCTGATGGCTAATTTAGCCGATGCAGAGGGTGGTCGGGTTTAACTTAACTAAATAAAGGAAATATCATGGCTTTTGCTAACTCAGCAATCACCGATATTATCGCTACCACCATTCAAAGTCGTAGCGGAGTATTGGCAGACAACTTAACAGAAAACAACGCAGTTTTACAGCGATTGAACTCTAAAGGTAATGTACGCCCGTTTTCAGGCGGTAATGTTATTTTGGAAGAAATCATGTACAACGATCCAAATACTAACAACGCTAACTCTTATAGTGGCTACGAAGTATTAAACATCACCCCTGATAGCCCTATCTCTGCGGCTCAGTACAGCATTACTCAGTATGCTGATTCTGTGACAATGAGTGGTCTAGAAATGTTGCAAAACAGTTCCAAAGAAGCAATCATCGACCTTTTAGATGGTCGTATGCAAGTTTCTGAAGCCCGTTTGTTAAACCGTATCTCTACTGACATCTATGGTGACGGTACAGGTAATGGCGGTAAAAACATTACTGGTTTAGCCGCGGCTGTTAGCACTTCACCAACAACAGGAACGTACGGAGGAGTTAATAGAGCGAATTTTACGTTCTGGAGAAACCAAGCAACAACTGGTGCTGATTCATCCGCTTTGATCCAAGCCGCAATGACTACAGCCGCTATCAAGTCCGTTCGTGGAACTGATAAGACTGACTTAATCATCGCTGGTAACACTCTGTATCAACGCTATGTAGCTTCTTTGCAAGCTATCCAGCGTATTGCAGGTGTTGAAGAAGGTGCGGCTGGCTTTGCATCATTGAAGTTCTATGGTGGCGGTATGTCCGCTGATGTGGTATTAGGTGGTGGTATTGGTGCTCAAGAAACAGCTACATATATGTATCTCTTGAATACTAATTACATCTTCTTCCGCCCACACAAAGAGCGTAATTTCGTTCCTATCGGTGGTGAAAGACAGTCCATTAACCAAGATGCAATCGTGAAGTTATATGGTTGGGCTGGCAATTTGACAACTTCTAACTGCTCATTGCAAGGTATTTTGACAGGTACTTAATCGTATCTATTAACTTTACTTAACTTATAGAAAAGGAATTATCATGGCATATTCAACCCTACCCATCTCAGGTGTAGACCTTGTAGATACACAAACCGTAGTTGAATTAGCGGCTAACGGTACAACCGTACCAACATTTGGCCCAGCAGGTACACAAACTTTCGGTAGCGATGGTTTGCGTTATGTATGGGCAGTAGCAGGTGCGGCTATTACAGCTTCAACAGCTACTTGTTCAGTAAACGCATCAACCTTTGTTGCAACTGGTTCTGCTGGTACTTACTTAGCCCCAGCAGTCGCAATGGCTTCAGGCGATTATGGTTGGTTTAGCAAGGCTTCTGTTTGATTAGCTTAAAACGCTAAAATGTAGTAAAAACAGGGGGTTGGCTCACAAGGCTAACCCCTTTTTTCTTTAACTTTACCTAACTACTTAGGAGATTTAAAAATGGCACTTCCCTCAGATGAGCACGGAGCAGATGCACGCTTACAAGTACGCTTTTACAAAAAACCCATACAACAAGAGCAAGAATCAGTAGACGCTGGCAGACCAATATACAAAGAGTTCGATTTTGTACATATTTGCGTTGCTGGCGATACTCTTACTGAAATAGACACTTACGCACTTCAACAGCACAGACAGCGTTTCCCTATCCAATGGGCAAACTACATGAATCGGGTAGGTGCAAATGACGAAGAAGTGGTAGGAACACCTGTAGCAGAATGGCCTTTAGTATCAAAAAGCCAAGCTGAAGAATTACGGGCTATAAAGTTTTTTACCGTAGAAGCTATTGCAAGTGCGTCAGATCAGCAGTTACAGCGTATGGGAATGGCGGCAGGAATGTCACCTTTTGCGTTCCGTGACAAGGCAAAGGCATTTTTAAACCTAGCAACAAATTCAGCCGAAACAGACAAGCGTGAAAGCGAAATTAACGCTTTGAAAGAAGAACTTGCCAAAAAGGATCTAGAAACTGCTAAAATAAAGGCAGAAACAGATGCAAAGCTGGCTAAAATGCAAGATCAAATGGCCGCTATACTTGTTGCTGTTGGTGAAAAGAAACCCCGTAAGAAAGCGGTAGCCACAGAGGAAGCCTAATATGTCATCAACAATGCTCCAATTAGTCCAGCAAGTTACCGCTGAACTTAACTTAGCCGTACCTACTTATGTAGCAGGGAACACTAGCCAAGATGTGCAACAGATTCTTGCGTTAATGAACCGTGCAGGGTATGACTTAATTAAGGAACACGATTGGCAAGCATTGGAGTTGGAATATCGCTTTTACACAACTGCAATAACCACAACCTGCGATACAACAAATAATAGCTATTTATTAAACAATATTCCAAGTACCGCAGGTTTGGACAATACCTATTCTATTGTTGGTACAAGTGTTCCTCAAGATACCTATGTTGATACCGTTCTTAATGCAACTAGCTTAAATAGTAGCCAGTTATCTTCAGCAACATCTGTAGGCGGTACAGTTACTTTCAGCAAGACTATTTACCCATTACCACCTGATTACGAAACCATTACCGATAACACGCATTGGGATAAAACTAAACATTGGCAAATGTTGGGCCCAGTTTCTGCACAACAATGGCAATGGCTTAAATCGGGTTACATTTCAACAGGCCCACGGGTTCGTTGGAGAATTTTAGGCAATCAATTTGAGATATGGCCACCATACAGCACCTTAGAATATTTAGGGTTTGAGTACCGTTCTAAGGGATGGGCGAGAAGTGCGGCTGATGCTGTTAAAAATAGCTTTACAGTCGATACCGATACATCCGTATTAGATGACGCAATTATTGTATTGCTGACTAAACTCAAATACTTCCAAATTAAGTCATTTGATACTACTGCATTGCAACAAGACTATATGCGTTACCTATCAATAGCTAAAGCTAACGATAAAGGATCAGCAACCCTATCTTTTGCACCCGCTCCAAGTGCCGTGCTTATTGGTTGGGCAAATATTCCTGATACTGGCTACGGGTCTTAGTAATGGCTGTCGCTAAGAAGTTCACAGCCGATGTAACTTCTCTAGCTTCCCCAATTGGGGGCTGGAACGCTAGAGATTCGTTAGCTGAAATGCAACCGTTAGATGCGGTGCAGTTAGTCAACTTTTTTCCTACACCTACCGATGTAACCCTGAGAAAAGGGTATTCACAAGCATCTACAGGTATTACGGGGGAAGTGCAAACCCTAATGAATTACGCAGGTTATGACGGTACAAATACGCTATTTGCCGTTGCCAACGGGGTAATTTATAACGCATCAACTTCTACTGCAAGTTCTGTATTTACAGGATTAGGAAACAGTAAATTCCAGCATTGCATGATTAGCACCGATGGTGGTAACTTTATTATTGCCGTGAACGGTCAAGATGCCGCTATGATTTATGACGGTACACGCTGGTACAAGATGGCTACCACGACCACCGCACAAACTATTTTATCTATTACAAGGGGTGGCACAGGTAACCTGACCGCTACCCTAACAACCGCTTCTGCACACGGCTTAATTACAGGTAATCGAGTTACTATTTCAGGTGCTACTGAATCAAATTACAACGGTACTTACGCAATTACCGTAACAAGCCCAACGGTTTTTACTTACACAATGGCAACCGCACCAGCGGCAAACGCTACTGTAGTAGGAACTTATACGGTTTTAGGCATAACAGGCGTAAACAGTAATGTGTTTGTTAATGTCAATATGTGCCAAAACAGACTGTTTTTTGTACAAAAAGACAGCATGACCTTTTGGTATCTACCCGTGGAATCTATCGGTGGTGCGGCATTAGATTTCCCATTAGGATCAATTGCCCGATCAGGTGGCTTTTTGCAAGCAATGGGTACATGGACTTTAGATGCTGGTTATGGCGTAGATGACTTATCCGCATTTGTAACCAGTATGGGTGAAGTTATTGTTTACAAGGGTACAAACCCTAGCGATTCTAATGCTTGGAGTGAGGTTGGAGTTTGGCAGATGGGTCAAACCTTTGCTAGACGGTGCTTTTTTAAGTTTGGTGGTGACTTGTTATTACTGACCCAAGACGGTCTAGTGCCAATGTCTGCCGCCCTGCAATCTTCACGCTTAGACCCAAGAATTAACCTGACCGACAAGATTTATTACGCTGTAAGCCAAGCGGCTACTATTTACTATGCTTCATTTGGCTGGCAAATTAATTATTTTGCTAGTGAAAATATGCTGATCCTTAACATTCCTACTGGTACAGGATTTGAACAGTATGTCATGCACACGATTACTAAGTCATGGGCTAGATTTACAGGGGTAAACGCTATTTGCTGGGAAGTATCAGGAAATAACAAGATTTACTTTGGGGCAAATGGATTTGTTGGCGAGTTTTATACCCAACCGTCAGATAACGGTGCAAATATTGTTGCAACTGCACAACAAGCCTACAGCTATTTTGACAGCCGTGGGCAGTTAAAACGCTTTACCCTAGTACGCCCTATCCTACAGACAGATAACGGCTTACCGACTGTTTTATGCGGTATTAGCACGGATTTTGACACAATACCATTAACTAACCAACTTGCTTTTAATCCATCTACTTTGGATGTGGGTGTATGGGACACCGCCCTTTGGGATGATGCTAATTGGGGTGGAACTTTAACTACCACTAAGTTTTGGCAAGGGGTTACAGGAACAGGTTTTGCTGGATCAATTAACATAAATGTTGCATCGCAAGGTATTGAGTTTCATTGGGCATCAACCGACTATGTAATGGAAAAAGGTGGAGTGCTGTAGTGCTATGTTTTGATAAGGATAAATTAGGGCCTTTCATCGCCCAAGAGTTAAACATGGTATGGACACCTGAAAATTCTAGGACAATTGGGTGGGTAACAGATGAAATAAAAGCAGTAGTTTGGTACGAGGACTTTAATAAAAAATCGGTAACTTGCCATATTTACTTAAAAAAAGGGTTAAATAGGCAATATTTACATACCATTTTTGATTATCCTTTTGTACAATTGGGGGTAGATAAGATTATTGCCCCAGTAGTAAGTAGTAACGACAAGTCGGTAGAGTTTGTCAAGAAATTGGGGTTTGAGGAACAAGCACGATTACTTGATGTTTTTCCTACTGGAGATTTGTTGTTTTTTGTAATGTCAAAAGACAAATGTAGATTTTTAGGAGAAAGATATGGGAAAGTCAGCTAGTGCTCCACCAGCACCCGACTATACAGCGGCGGCAAAAGAAACTGCGTCAGGAAACCTTGATGCGGCAAGAGCCGCTACTGCGGCAAACCGTGTAAATCAAGTTACTCCTTACGGGTCGCTTAATTACAACATTAGTGGTGAAGATCCTTATGGCAATCCTACTTGGACAGCTACACAATCCCTTGCTCCTGCACAACAACAACTTTTAGATTATCAAAATCAAGCTAGTTTAGGTCTTGGTGCATTAACTGGTAAAGGCTTGGGTTATGTCAACACTATGCTTGACACCCCGTTTGATACAAGCAAACTGCCGACAACTGGGTTTAATCCTAGCCAAAGCTATCAAGATGCTTATATGCAACGCCTTGCTCCACAAATTGCACAAAGCCAAGAAGCCTTAGATACTAAATTAGCTAACGCTGGTATTCCAATAGGATCTGAAGCATATAAACGAGCACAAATGACGGAAGCACAAAGAGTAAATGATTTGCGTTTAGGTGCTACTACTTCAGGTTTTGGCGTTGGTCAACAAGCCCGTCAATCTGCCCTGCAAGAACAAGCCTACTTGCGTAACGAGCCATTAAACACGCTAAACGCTGTTAGATCAGGAGCACAGGTACAAGGCCCTAGTTTTGTAAACTCTGCACAACAAGCTAATACCGCTGGGCCTGATATTTTGGGTGCAACACAGATGGGTTATAACGCCCAATTAGGTGCGGCTAATGCTCAAAATGCGGCTAATAATCAAATGACAAGCGGTTTATTTAGTCTTGGTGGTGCTGGAATAATGGCTATGTCAGATATTCGCACTAAAGAAAACATTGAGCCAATTGGCGTAGCTGAAAATGGCTTGACTGTATATAAGTACGAATATAAACCTGAATTTAAAGACCATGAATTAGCAGGTCGTGGCGTACATTATGGTTACATGGCCCAAGAAGTAGAGCAAGTCTATCCTTACGCAGTTAGAACTTTAAATGACGGCTATAAAGTCGTAGATTACGGACTACTATGAACCCATATATTTTACAAGGTCAACCAATGCAGGATCTTGGTGGATTAAGCCCTGTATTTCAAAACTTTGGACAACAACAAGCTAATCAACAAGCGGCACTTGCACAACAAAATCAATTAGTTGGTCAAGCAGGTCAAACGCAAGGTGGTGGCATGAATCCACTAGCTATGGCGGCATTGTTGCGTGCAAAAGACCCTAAAAAACCTAATTATGATGGTTGGCAGACTTCAGGTGATAACACTTACTTTGGCTCTAATAGCAACGGCATGGGTGCTGGTGAAGGATATAGTGGTATGAACGCAGAATTAGGACTATAAAATGCCAACTGATATGGGAACTCTCACCCCTGAACAAATGTTGCAACAGCAACAGGCATTACGCCAGCAAAAAATGTCTGAAATGTTATTGCAACAAGGTATGCAACAACCACAAGGTCAAATGGTTAGTGGTCGTTATGTTGCCCCTAGCATATTCCAAAATATAGCTGGTTTAGCCAATACTTACATGGGTCAAAGAGGCATTGAAAAGGCAGAGCAAGCCCAATTAAATTTAGCCAAACAATTGCGTGAGCAAGGCGTTGAAGAAACTCAAAGATTAATGAATACTTTTGGTGGCAAACCTGCAATTGCTGGTACTCCTGACATACCTACTGAAACTTATGAAACAGTTAAAGGAACTCCTGCTCAACCAGCAATACCAGCTAATCCAAAATTAGCATTTGCAGAAGCAATAAATATGCAATCCCCACAAGCTAGGGCATTGTTACCATATATAGCAACAGAAGCATTTAAAAAGCCTGAAGCATTTACTTTGCCTGAAGGTGGAAAACGATTTATGGAAATGCCTGATGGTACTGTAAAAGAAGTTGCTTCAGGCGGTGAAAAAACAAGTTCTGATTACAAGGATTATCAGATTGCCATTAAAGACCCAGTTTCACCATTTAAAGGTAGTTTTTTAGATTATCAAGTTGGATTAAAAAAAGCTGGTGCAACTCACATTAATATGCCATCGGGCGAGGAAAGAAAAGCTGGTTTTATGTCCACCATTTTGGATAGAAACATTTTGCAGATGCAAACAGCTTTGGGTGTTGATCCAAAAGCAGTTAAACCTAATGTACCTGCAAGTATTGCATCAGCTTTAACTGGGCCTAATTTGCTTTCACGCTCTATGACCCCAGCACAACGTCAAATTGTTGAAGATTCTCAATTAGATGTTCTTGATGCGGCTTTAACATTGCGTACTGGTGCGGCTTATACTCCTGTTCAATTAGTTGCTATGCGTGAAACTTATTTTCCTGTTTTAGGTGATAAACCACCAGCTGTTAAAGCCAAACAACAGCGTTTAGAAACATTGTTAGAAGGTGCTTACATTGCCGCAGGTAGAGCAACTCCACCAAGAGTTTCAGCCCCACTTCCAGCATCACCACCACCGCAACCTAATTTAAATCAACAATTTGGCGTTCCTGCAATAAAAGCACCTATATTTAGAGGTTTTGAACCAAGCACAACAGGACAACAATAATGCCAATAGCACGATTTGAAATGCCTGATGGTCGTATTGCTAGGTTTGAAGTAGCAGAAGGTACTACGCCTGAACAAGCCCAAGCCATGATTGCCGAACAAATGGCAACTACAGCATCCCCCATGTCTTTTGGTGAAACTGGTGGTGGTGCGGCTACAGGTAGACCAGTTAATCGTGGGCAAAGAAACATACAAGCAGAACCTAGACCATTGGAATCTGCTTTAGCTGGCATGACAAAATCAGCAATTGATCCTTTATTAGCTGGAGCACAATTAGCCACAAACAATGCACCAAGCGTTAATGAGTTAGTGCAAAGACTTGCAAAAGAAAGTGGTGAATACCAAGAAGCAAATCCAATGTCTTACGGTACTGGTCGTGTAGGTGGCGTTTTACTACCTGCTGTTGGAATGAGCCGAGCAATTGGAATGATCCCTAGTTTTGGAAAAAATCCTTATGTTTCAGGTGCAGTTATTGGTGCTGGTACTGGAGCAGTATCGGGTGCTTTGCAACCAATAGAAGGCGGTCAAACTGGTGCTGATTTATATACTGAAGCAGGTAAAAATGCCCGTACTGGAGCGTTAATTGGAGCACCTGTTGGGGCTGTTGCACCTGCTGTAGGGCAAGCCGTAGAAAAAGTTTACAGGGCTGGTAAAGCGATTGTTGAACCATTTTTAGAATCAGGTAAAGAAAAAATACTTGGTAGATTTTTGCGTGAAATGTCGGGTGGTGAAGAAGTTAAAGCAATGCGTAATTTAGCTAATGTTCAAGAGTTTGTAGCTGGATCACAGCCAACTGCCGCACAAGCCGCAGGAGTTCCAAGCCTAGCCGCTTTAGAACGTACAGCTATTGCTACTAGCCCTGTTGCTGGTAACTTAATGGCACAAAGACAGCTTCAAAACACTCAAGCACAAGCTAACGCATTGCGTAATATTGCCCCTGAATCAAGAATTTCTAAGTATACAAATTTTAGAGAGCAAGTTGCAGATGACCTTTATGCCGATGCCTTAAAACCGTTAAATCTAGGTACATTGGATGACAAAACAACTGCTCAAATAACTAATTTGATTAAGCGACCAGCTATTAAAGATGCAATGGAAGTTGCTAAAGAAACTTCAGCTAACAGGGGTATGGACATTGCTGACCCCGCTGGATCAATGCTTGGTTTGCATAGAACCAAAATAGCATTAGATAAAAAAATTGGGGAAGTAAAAGCCCGATATGAAAGAGATAAGATTAAAAGTGCTTCAGGCGATGAATTAGACGGTTTAATGAACGCAAAAACTGGTTTGCTTGATTTTATGGAAAAAATTAGCCCAGCATATAAAACTGCAAGAGTTAATTTTAATAGGTTATCTAAACCCATTGACCAACTTGAAAGCATTGCTAAATTGGCTGACAAGTCTATTTCTGCTGAAACTGAAAAAATTTACATTAGTCAGTTTTCAAAAGGTTTAAAAGAACTTAAACAATCAGGCGTAGTTTCTGACCGTCAAATTGCAAGACTTGAAGCCATTAAACAAGACTTAGCTAGGGGTAAATTTGCCGCTGAAGCTGGTAAAGGCGTGGGCTCTGACACCGTTCAAAAGCTGGCTTACACCAATTTAATGAATGAAACTGGTTTACCTATATCAGCCAGTAATAGGCTTGGTAGGTTTGTTTACGGTGATGTTAATGAAGAACTTAAAAATAAATTAGCAGAATCAATGCTTTCACCGCAAGAAACACTAAGATTAATGCGTTTGGGTAATCGACCAGCATCCCAAGCAGATGCTAAAACACGCAACGATTTAGCTAGACTTTTGACAATACAGGGCATACAGAATACTGTACAAGGAGCAACAAATGAGTAGAAACGGATCGGGTACATATTCCCTACCTGCTGGTAATCCAGTAGTAACTGGTACAACTATATCTAGCACATGGGCTAATAACACCCTTACAGATATTGCTACTGCCCTTACAGGCTCATTAGCGGCAGACGGACAAACTACCGCTACTGGTAACCTTAAAATGGGTAGCAATCGGGTTACAGGGTTAGCTGATGGAATAGCATCTACAGACGGGGCAACCGTTAGCCAAGTAACTGCGGCTGGTGCTACTTATCTTTTAAAAGCTAGTAATCTTTCAGATGTTGCTAACGCTACAACCGCTAGAGGTAATTTAACTGCCGCCAAATCAGGGGCTAATAGCGACATTACTTCTTTAACTGGCTTAACTACCCCCTTAACTGTTGCACAGGGTGGTACAGGGGCGGCTACATTAACTGCAAACAATGTTCTTCTTGGCAATGGTACTTCTGCACCGCAAGTTGTAGCCCCAAGCACAACAGGTAATGTATTAACTTCAAATGGGACTACTTGGGTTTCTTCTGCCCCATCTTCAGGTAAAGTGTTGCAAATTCAATCTACAACTTTAAATACACCCTTTTCAACTGCTAGTACATCTTTTACTGATGTAACAGGATTATCTGCAACAATTACGCCAATTTCTGCATCTAACAAAATATTGGTGCTTGTTACTTCTTACCAATCAAATAGTAGTACAAGCGGATTAACTATTTATAACTTGGTTAGAGGTTCAACTAATATTTGTCAACCATCAACAACACCTTCATTTGCTGGAAGTGCTGGTTGTTTTATAGCGTCATCTGATAATATTTTTCCTTTTAGCATTAGTTATGTAGATTCTCCATCAACAACTTCTGCTACAACATATAAAGTGCAAATAAAAGGCAACGCTGGAACTGCTTACATTAACCAAAGAGTTACCGCAGATACAGCTTTGACTTCAACAATTACTTTAATGGAGATTGCACCATGATTGATTACGCACTCATTCTTACAATTAATTATGTTGGCAAACAATGGTCATTAAGTGGAAATTCTTATGCGGGTTTAAACTGGTTAGATTCCTCGCCAAAACCAACTCAAGCTGAACTAGACGCATTATGGGAATCTACACAAGCCGCAGTAGCCGCACAAAAACAAGCCGTTATAGATACAAAGGCTTCAGCACTAGCTAAACTAACCGCATTAGGTCTTACACAAGACGAAGTAAAAGCAATAGTTGGCTAATATGTCTTTTGAAATCGACCCAGTTAAATACGGCCAACTTTGGGAAAAGGTTGACCAACTGACTTCTAAAGTTGATAAATTAGAAGAAGGTATGGAAGAATTGCTTGCTTTAGCTAACAAGGGTCGGGGTGGGTTTTGGGTAGGAATGATGGTTGTATCTGCCCTATCTACCTTTATTGGTTTTATTTCACACTACTTCACAAGTAAATGATCCTAGAAACCATTATTGGTGCTTTAGTCCCCGTAGGAATTGACGGAATTAAAAGCCTAATTGGGATGGTTACTGGCGGTGTAAAACCTATTTCTGTAGATGAGCAGATTAAGTTAGACCAAAACGAAATAAACAAGCTACAAGCCATTGCACAGTTAGACAACCCCTACGGTACACCTAGCCAATGGGTAATTGATCTGAGGGCATCTAGTCGCTATTTAGGGGCATTGTTTGTCATTGGCGTAGGTATTGGTACATTGTTTTTATCGGTTACCCCTGAAATTCAAAGAATTGGTATAGAAGCCGCTAACATTGCCTTTGGTTTCTTATTCGGCACACGCATTATGGCTAACCTAAAAAAATGATAAACAGCCGATCCCTAGATGACCTTATAGCACCTGCAAAGGAGCGTGTAGAGCACTTCCTTAGTCTGTGCAAGGATGAGGGCATAGACCTGCTAGTGACTTCTACATACCGTGACAATGAATCCCAACAGGCTTTATACGAACAAGGTAGGACTACGGCTGGAAAGGTGGTTACCAATGCTAAAGCAGGTGATTCTTGGCATAACTGGCGTTGTGCTGTTGATGTCGTACCTATGGTCAACGGCAAACCTAATTGGGATGGTCTACACCCTGTATGGGATCAAATCGGTAAACTAGGTGAACAAGCAGGATTAGAGTGGGCAGGTCGCTGGCGTACATTTAAAGAACTAGCCCATTTTCAGTACACGGGTGGGTTAACCCTGACCGACCTTAAAGAAGGTAAAGAGATAGCTTAAAACTGGCTTATAGGATTAAGTCGGTTACGGTCATACTTGTAGGCAGGGTGAGAACCGCCCATAAGCGTGGCAAATTGAAATAACTCATCCTTATCTACCCAACCCACAATATCGCCCCCAGCATCGTCTAAAACGATCAGGATATAAAAGTCACAAGGACTTTTGCGGTGGTATTCGGTGACATAAACATCACCCTTTTTATTACGGGTAGATTTAACATCAATAGTTCTACCACCAGCGGTCTTGAGATCGGCAGGGTTTTTCTTCTGATTGATGGAAAAGTCGGGCATTAAGTTTAAATACTTGGCCACCAAATACTCACCCTTAAACCCGTCTATATCCATTTCGTATGGGTCTTGCTGACTAACTTGCCTATCAAAATTAAACTGCATGGCGTTTTTCCTACGCATAGTACCGAAATACTCGCATAGGAATAACTCATGCTTGGACAAATCAACCCTCAAATCACATACCCGTGCATTAAATAGTTAGTACCAAACACAATGACGCAGATCAAAATAGCTACTAAACCGCCTTGAATAAACTCTTTCATGTCTATCTCCTAGTGAAATATTTTATAGCGTGGGTTGCAGGTAACTTCTACAGGTACATCACTCATAATGCCGTTAATCCTACGCTTTGCCGTAATAACTACGGGGCGTGTACCAGCTTCTTCACATTCGGTAATACCTAGTATGACTTGAGCACGGCTCATGTGAAAAGCCTGTTTATCAGTTTCTAAGCTGACATTGGGTGGGTCAAAAGAACTACAAGCGGCCAATACAAAAGGGGTAAGTAGTAGTAAGTATTTCATTTGTCGTTCCGTTCTGACCAAGCCATTTGAGCCTGTTCGTTAAATTTATCAAAGTTGAGTGCGTGGATCATTTCCCATACGCTTGTTTTAGTGTCGCAGGTGCAGACATCTTCTATTTCAATGCCGCCTACATGACCAACGCTAGGTTCGTCTTTATCTATATACCCGTAAACATCTAAGTAGGTATCACCAACATACATCGAAAATAAATAGTTATTGCTCATTTTTTATCCTTTTCTATTTCACTCGCCAATCGAGTAATGCTAGTGTAGTTAAGTCAGCTTAACCCTGTCAACATATTTATCTAAGGAAAACTTTTATATGCAAAAATACAACAAGGCAGTATTTGGCAGTTACTAACTGTTAGGTGGAAAGCCGCAAAAACCCTAACTTACTGCATCCTACTATGGCGGCTTAACGCCCTAAAAATAGGCGGTTTGCAAACCTTTAACTGGCTGAAAATGCACAGACCTTAAATAAGTTGGGGTACTCCTTGCGTTTCCCCCGTTCCCGTGAAGGAATTAAAGATTGTTCTTGATCTGATAGACCCTTAACAAATGTTGAAAGCACTCCCAACTCTTTTGAAGCTGGGGTTCTTCTATTTCAATCAATTTTACTTGATTAGTCGTTCCATTGACAAATACGATGGCACAGCGAGCAGTAGGCAAGCCTAGTCCTTCACGATAAGCCGCTAACTGCATTTCATGTTCAAAATATACATCAACTTTATCAAGGTCAGTATCTTTTGTTTTGAAGTCAACTATGAACCCAGTACCCTGCCCGTTGATCGGTTTAGCCATCAAATCGCATTTGCCACCGTACCCTAGATGATGCCCAAAAGACTTCTCTGCAAGCCACGGCTGGCTTCCAAACGCACTTTTAAGCGTACTATCAATCGCATCAAGGTAAGCTGGTTTTTCAGGCAAATACATCTGCTCAAAATAGCCCTCAATGATGGCGTGAATCGCAGTACCACGCTCTGCCGCTTCCCTGCCCGTGGCCCGACTATCTTGCATGACACGCTTTAGCCACTCCTGTTCTTCCTCACCATCTGCTCTAGGAAGGGTAAGTGCGGCTAAGAGGACTTGTTGCTGTTTCCATGTATCAAGCCCTGCTTTTGATAGCTGTCCGTTAATTGTCGTAACACTTGGCAAAAGTCCGTCTTTTCGTGCGTCCCGAAGCGTTGTTGGTCGCTCGCCAGTTTTGCCGATGGTTGTATAGGCTGGAGTGCCTTGCTTGGTGTACCAATGTTGTGAACCATGTGTTTTCTCCTGAATAATCATTTTATTTGATGTGCCTGTTTGTGATGAGGTTTGCATAGCCAAACAACAGAAAGATAATCGGAATAATCAGGGTGATGTGCTTCAGCTTTATCGCCACAAATAAAACATGGCAATTGTTTTACTAAACCAGTTTCAACAGCCCTGCTTAAATAAGTTCTAGCTTTTCTGCGTTCAGGATATTTTTTATTTCTTATTTGGTCAGCCGCAACTTGAACGGCTTTACCAGCGTCAGATTTTTGATAATTTTGTTGATGTGAACAACGGCAAATTTTACATTCCCGTCTATACCCTAGTTTTGTACCTTTTCTAGCGTGATATTCGGCAAACAATTTAAAAACATTGCATTTAACGCAAACCTGTCCGTTGTTCATATTTTCCTTTTAAAACGGAATTTTATCGTCTAAATCGCTATTGTCTTGCTTTGGCTCATCTGCTTCTCTAGCCTTTTGACCACGCCATTCAGACGATTCTGCAATTTTCTCTTTGTAATACTTTGGCAGGGCATCGTATATAGCTTGGTCAAACTCAGCTAACCAAAAATGCAAGCAAGGATTAATTCCTTTAGGCTGGGCGTTACGCAAGGCAGACGGTACAGGGCTGATACCGCTAATGTTGGCGTATTTGCCATCTTCTGAATGGGTAATGTTGACCATGCAGAATTTGTCTAGCAGGTTACGCAAATCAAACTTCTTTCGATCTTCTGTGGTCATTTTCTTGTTAGACCATGCTTCTAGGTCTTGACGCAACCTAGCTTGATCCCCAAGGCTGACTGTATAACGCTTAGACACGATTAAAGGTTTACCGTCATCTGTTTTTAATGGTTGGTCGGCATCGTCATTACCATGCAATTCCCAAGTCAATACAACTTTGTGCATAATTTTGGTTTCACCAGCCCATTCGGTAGCTTGATGCCCTAAGTCAATGACCGAGTACAGGCGAGCCATGTGCAACCCAGCAGGGGCTATTTTAAATTCTTTACTGTTGTCTGAAATAATCATTTTTAATTCCTTCATGGTAGTTTAATTTTTTTTACTTGGTTAAATATGTTTTGAACAATCTTTAATCTTTCGGGGTTTTCAATTTCGTAAGATTTCCCCTTAATTAACACTCTATCGTCATAAACCATCCAAAACGGCCTAGCAGATTCAATAGAATTGCTTTGGTAGTGCCTTCTTGGTTTAGGTAGTTTGTAAACAACATCAACCCAACTTTGACGATCAACACAGGTCATTTTTTTCATTTGTATGTATCGTTTCCATACCAAATGCAGATATGTAGATTGATTTGTGTATTTGGCTAACCTACATTCCAAAGCCCCTCTTAAAGCAACTGGATTCTCTCCATCAAAAAATTTGTATTTTTTTCTGTCATACATAATAATTTGATGGGTTTGAACCATGTTGTATGTTTTACTAGGAACTGCAACCAGCGTAACAATGTCATTGGGGTTTTGGTTTTTATACCAATCGTCAAAAGTGTTCATTTTTCAAACGATAGTGGTGTCATGCTAAATGCTGGGTCTTTAAATTTCTTTTCAGAATATTTAAGTTCCAAATTGCTGACATTGTAAAGTTGTTGAGCATAGTTGCAAATAGCTTTTGCATTGTCAGGTTCTTGTTGCCCACCAGCTACCAACGCCATTTGGTCAAGCAAAAATGACCGTAATTCTGTTGTATTTTTAATCATTTTTTGCTCCAAAAATATTTGAAAAGTCGTTAATAACATCACGCAAAACGGGGTTTACATGGGTGTTGCGAATTGGTGATGGCAAGCCACACGCATAGCGTAGGTCACCTATTTCATCTTCTGTAATAAATACCCCATTCTCGAGGTCTTTAAAGATGCGTTCCAAATGTTGTTGGAAGCTGTGTAAGTCTTGATCTTGCTCACTCATAAGAGTTTCTCCTAATTAACACGGCATATACCGTACTTAGATATTAAGCTAACTTAAAACATAAAGCAACAGTTTATTTGCAAATAGTTGTAAAAATGTTAAGATAGCTTATGGAAAAAATATCATCAACAGCAATGATTCGTCTTTTAGGCGGTTGTACACGGGTATCAAAATTAGTCAATGTGTCCGTACCTGCCGTATCTATGTGGCAAAACGGGGACATTCCTTACGATAAGCTGGTGATTCTAGCCGCCACCCTAGAAAAAGAATCACATGGGCTAATTACCCGTAAAAACTTGTTTCCAAAAAATTACAAGTTAATTTGGCCTGAACTTGAATGAGAATAATTAGCTGGTTTTCTTGTGGTGCGGCAAGTGCGGTAGCTACTAAGCTGGCTATTACTGAAAGCAAAACCCCTGTAGAAGTGGTTTATTGCCATGTAAAAGAAGAACACCCTGACAATTTACGGTTTATGCGTGATTGTGAGCAATGGTTTGGTCAACCCATAAAAATCATACAAAACGACAAATACAACGGTAGCATCTATGAAGTGTTTGAAAAACGCAAATATATTGTAGGTATTGGGGGTGCTCCATGCACCGTACACCTTAAAAAAGATATGCGTAAAGCGTTTGAATTACCTACTGATATACAAGTATTTGGATATACCGCAGAAGAACAAGATCGGGTAGACAGGTTTATAGATGCCAATAACGATGTAAACCTATGGTCTATTTTGATAGAAAAAGGTCTTATTAAATCTGATTGTTTGGCAATGATTGACAGGGCTGGAATAGAGTTACCAGCAATGTATAAACTTGGTTACCAAAACAATAACTGTATTGGATGCGTCAAGGGCGGTCTTGGGTACTGGAATAAGATACGCCACGACTTTCCCCAACAATTTGACCGTATGGCGGCTGTAGAACGCACGGTAGGGGCTAAAATCCTTAAACACAAGGGTGAACGCATTTGGCTTACAGAACTGCCTGTAGACGCTGGTGATTACCCTACGGAACAAGCCATAGAATGTGGGATTTTTTGCCACATGGCAGAAGAAGAATATGAGGTTAAATAATATTACCCTTTGCTGTATTGATTCGGTACAGCCTGACAAGGCTAAAAAAGCAATAGACAGGTGCAAGGAATATTTTGATTTTGGCGGTGAAATCTTTATAACTGATCCCCAAATCAATAGCCGCCAAGCGTATAGCAAATTTATCCTTCAAGAACTGCATAAACACATCCACACGGACTTTGTTTTAATAGTGCAATGGGATGGGTACATCATTAATCCTGACGCTTGGAACAATCAATTTTTAGAATATGACTACATTGGGGCAGTATGGCCTTGGCATCCAATGGGTAGAATGGTAGGCAATGGTGGCTTTAGCCTACGCTCAAAAGTGCTTTGCCAGCTAACAGCCAGCCCTAATTTTGTTTATTCTGATGACAATGAAGATGACCAAATTTGCCACCTAAACCGTATATATTTAGAAAATCAGGGTATCAAGTTTGCCCCTGTAGAAATAGCCCGTTATTTCAGTTTTGAGCGTGAACTGTCTAATATTAAAACATTTGGCTTTCACGGGGATTTTAATTTTGAAAGACTTGGGTTATACTAATGAGGCAGATTGATCCCTGTTTTGTACAAAATCCAATAGACCCTTTAGGGTAGCTTTGAGCATTTACTAAAAGTTGTGGAATCTTTTAGCAAGTGGGATCAACTTAGAGCTACCTTAAGGGGTTTTTCTATTTCTGCCTAGCCCGTACTCATTGGTGTTGCTACGGTAAAGGCTGTAAATACCCCTAGAAACTACTAGGTGCTAATGCACCCTTTCCTACCCGTTATTGCTTGGATAGAGAAAAGAACCGTACTGTACGGATAGACCGATGATGTGATAAAGACAGACCTAGGCACGACAAAGACATCGAAGCAATATATACACCTCAGAACTAAGCAAGACTGACAAGCTATTCCTCATAGTAGGGATAGCTATGCCCTTGAATCTTGCAATCCTGACAAAAAAACAACATATTAGGGAAAACACCTACAAAT